ATTGTTTTTTCTCAAGGCACTGGTTTAACAATCGGTGATAAATGGCAATGTTTGTTTGACCCTGTTTTATTACCAACAGTAACGCATTAAGGATTAATCATGGCAGATACTAAAATCTCAGCACTCCCCGCATCAACTACCCCACTTGCGGGTACTGAAGTACTTCCAATTGTGCAAAGCGGCGCGACTAAACAAGTCAGCGTTGCCAACTTGACTGCTGGCCGTGCGATTAGTGCAACTCAAATCACACTAACCGCAGGAAACGTAATTCCCGCAAATGGATATGGCGTTGACTTTTCTGCCACACCAGGCACAGGCACAAGCGAGTTGTTTGCTGACTATGAAGAAGGCACTTGGACACCTACCAACATTGGTGGTGCTTTGGTGGTGGTAGGCACATTTAGTTCAAGTGGAACTTATACAAAAATTGGCAAGGTTGTTACAGTATCGGGCACACTAAATGGCACTACATCTGTTGCTATTACTGGCGGTGCAAATGTGGTTTGTGGTGGGTTGCCGTATAGCGCAGCGGCAAACACACTTTGTGCGGGAAATGCGGTAAATGCCGCAGCTACGTCTACTGCATCTCTTTACGCAAATTCTGGTGTTAATGTTGGAAGCGTTACTGCTATGGCAGCAACAGCCAGTATTTTCTTTTCGATCACATATTTGGTTTAACCCGTACCAGTTCGGACAACTGGAAACCTTAATGTCTGACTAGATAGTCGGGCTGGAAACAAGGAAATATCATGGCTCTCGAAAAAGTTATTTCTGTCGATTTGATTGAAGTTATCGAAAACGGCTCAATCCAAGTTCGTACCAAGACCGCTATCAAAGAAGATGGCGTGGAAATCAGTAGCAAATTCCATCGTCACGTTGTTGTGCCTGGTGCTGACTACAGCGCTGAAGATGCCAAAGTGCAAGCAATTGCCGCATCTATTCACACTGCTGAAGTAATTGCTGCATATCAAGCCGCATAAGAAGTTGCACAACCAGAGTAATCTGGTGTAAGATTAAAACAACTGTATCGGCCCAGTAGACCGAGGAATCTTAGGATTCATAGAAATGACTCAAGAAGTCCAAGCTCTAGCGGAAGTAGACTCCGCGCCAACCACGGATGTGACGGCCACACCTGAAGTTGTTGAAAGTACGCCGGAAGTAGCTGAACAACAGCCAACCAAGACATTCTCGCAAGAGGAACTTGATGCTGCCATCGGCAAACGCCTCGCAAGAGAGCAACGTAAGTGGGAAAGAGAACAGCAACAACGATCTGCCGAAACGCAAATCGTGAAAGCAGCTCCGTCAGCATCCGTTGACCAGTTTGAAAGCCCTGAAGCCTATGCGGAAGCATTGGCATATCAGAAAGCTGAAGAACTATTGGCCAAACGTGAAGCGGCAAAGCAGCAGTCGCAAGTTCTTGAGAGTTATCACGACTTGGAAGAAGAAGCTAGGACTAAGTACGACGATTTTGAACAAGTCGCCTACAACCCTAAACTTCCGATCACAAACGTGATGGCAGAAACGATTCAGTCTTCGGACGTTGGGCCTGAGTTAGCGTACTACCTTGGCTCAAATCCTAAAGAAGCAGATCGCATCTCACGCATGTCGCCACTCAGCCAGGCGAAGGAAATTGGAAAGATTGAAGCCAAATTGGTTTCATCACCTCCAGTAAAGAAAACAACATCTGCGCCAGCGCCGATTTCTCCTGTCACCGCACGCTCTGCTGGAGTGTCGGCTTACGATACAACTGATCCTCGGTCTACCAAGTCTATGAGTGCATCAGAATGGATTGAAGCTGAACGCAAACGACAGATAAAGAAGTGGGAAGCGCAGAACCGCTAAAACTTTGACTTTTTTGAAAGGACTGAAATGTCTAATAGTATTCTGACGATCGACATGATCACCCGTAAGGCTCTCGAAATTCTTGAGAACAACCTTGTTTTGACCCGTAACGTGAACCGCCAGTACGACGACAGCTTCGCTGTTGAAGGTGCTAAGATTGGTTCAACATTGCGTATTCGCTTACCCGATCGCGCTTTGGTAACTGACGGCGCCGCCTTGCAAGTGCAAGACGACAACGAGCAGTTCACCACTTTGACCGTTGCCAGCCAAAAGCACATTGGTGTTAACTTCACATCTGCTGAATTGACCATGCAATTGGATGACTTCGCAGAGCGTGTGTTGAAGCCTCGTATCAGCCAATTGGCATCTTCTATTGATGCTGACGTGGCCAATGCGTATAAGTACATCGGTAACTCTGTTGGTACACCTGGCACCACTCCTTCTACTTCTTTGGTCTTGTTGCAAGCCCAGCAGAAGCTGAACGAGAACGCAGCTGTGATGTCTCCCCGTTACGCTACCGTGAACCCTGCTGCTAACGCTGGCTTGGTTGAAGGCATGAAAGGTCTGTTCAATCCTACAGACACAATCAGCAAGCAATTCAAGAACGGCATGATGGGCACTGGCGTGTTGGGCTTTGATGAAGTCAACATGTCTCAGTCTATCAAGCAACACACCACCGGCACTCGTGCTGCTACTGGTACTGTTACTGCCGCAGCTGTGACTTCTGAAGGCGCATCTACTTTAACATTGACCGTTGGTTCTGGCGAAACTATCGCTGTTGGTGACGTGTTCACCATCGCTGATTGCTACGCTGTTAACCCCCAGACTCGTGAGTCTACTGGTTCATTGTTCCAGTTCGTGGCTTTGTCTTCTTCAACAGCCACTACAACTGCTACCGTGACCGTTGCTCCGATCTACTCGGCTAACAACGCTTTGGCTACCGTGAACGCTTTGCCTGGTAACAACAAGGCTGTCGTGTTCGTTGGCGCTGCTTCTAGCCAGTATGCACAGAATTTGGTTTACCATAAGGACTCCATAACATTTGCTACGGCTGATCTCTTGCTGCCACAGGGGGTTGATATGGCTGCTCGTGCCGTTCACAACGGCATCTCTTTGCGTGTGGTTCGCCAGTACGACATCAACAACGATCGTATGCCTTGCCGTATCGACGTTTTGTATGGCTACAACACAATCCGCCCACAAATGGGTTGCCGTATCTGGGGCTAATCTAGATTGGGGCTTCGGCCCCTATCTTCGTTTTTAACATTGAAAGGAAATTATCATGGCATTACCTAATGGCGCAGGCGGTTACCAAGTTGGTGACGGCAATCTGACAGAAGCTCAACTGACCGTTCAAACGGTTCCCACAACTTTGACTGCTGACACCACTTTGACTGCTGCTCAAGTTGCAGTTGGTTTGGTTGTTTGCAACAAAGGCAGCGATGCTACATTGACCGTGACTCTGCCCACAGCAGCGTTGCTCGATGCAGCCATCCCCAGCGCAAAAGTTGGTTCGGCTTTTGAGTTGACAATTTGCAACAACAACAACAGCGGTGCTTCATCTACCGTTCCTGTTACCACCGGCACTGGCATTACCATTTTTGGTTCTGTTACTGTCCCACGTTTCGGTGCTTACACATACCGTTTCGTGCGTACTGGTGACGCTGCTTACTCGGCCTTCTTGAAGTAATTAAATGAGGGCTTCGGCCCTCATTTTTAAGGAAATATCATGGCATCAAATACCCAAGCAATCGGCGTTGCGTATAGCGATCCCGAATTTACTACCTGCTACGCAAGCCAAGAAATTGGTTACAGCGCAGCAGCTCAAGGTGCGGTAACACAGTTGACCAGCAAGTCCACAGGCGTGACGCTGAATACCAGCGCTGGCCGCATCACAATGAACAACGCGGCTTTGGCAGGAGCCACCGCCGTATCGTTCATTTTGACCAACAGCTCGATTTCCATCAATGACACAATCATTGTTTGTATTTCTAGTAACACTACTGGTACCACTGCTGGGGCTTACACCACTTACGTTTCGTATTTGGCTGCGGGCTCTGCCTTGATCACGTTGCGAAACTTGACTGCATCAACTTCATATTCTGAAGCTGTCATCATTAACTTTGCAATCATTCACGGCGCAGTCTAACCAAATGGGGGCTAATCACCCCCATTTTTAAATTATGAACGTCACACTCGTACACCCCATCCACGGCGCCAAAGTTGCAACAATGGAACTTGAGGCAGAAATGGATGAAAGAAACGGCTGGACTCGTTATAATCCAGATACGACTTCTGAACCCGAAGAAGCGGCTCCTGTGAACGTGCTGGAAGTTAAACGCCGTAGAAAAATTACTGCCGAGGCTTAAACATGACAACGTACACCGCTGGCCAACAAATCGAACGCGCTCTTAGGCTTCTCGGTGTGCTTGCTGAAGGTGAGACGCCTTCTGCGGCTACGTCTCAAGACGCCTTGATGGCGCTTAACCAGATGATTGACTCGTGGAACACAGAACGTCTGTCAGTGTTCTCTACGCAAGATCAAGTCTTTACATGGCCCGCAAGTCTTATCAGCCGCACGCTTGGCCCATCGGGCGACTTTGTAGGCAACCGCCCAATCTTGCTTGACGATGCCACATACTTTAAAGCGCCAAATGGCGTTTCATATGGCATCAAATTTATCAATCAACAGCAGTACGATGGCATTGCTGTTAAGACCGTAACGTCTACATACCCGCAAGTCATGTTTATTAACATGACGTTTCCTGATATTGAGATGTTTGTTTACCCACGCCCAACGCAAGACTTGGAGTGGCACTTTATTTCGGTTGAAGAACTAAATCGCCCCGCCGATTTGTCTACGGTGTTGTACTACCCACCAGGCTATCTGCGTGCGTTTACATACAACTTGGCTATGGAGTTTGCCCCTGAGTTTGGTGTTGAACCAAGCCCACAAGTGCAGCGCATTGCAATGACTTCTAAGCGTGACTTGAAACGCATCAACAACCCAGATGACGTGATGGCACTGCCTTACGCATTGGTGGCCAACCGCCAGCGTTTCAACATCTATGCCGGTAACTACTAATGAAGACGCCGATTCTAGGCTCTACCTATGTGACCCGCAGTGTGAACGCTGCGGATGCACGCATGGTCAATCTGTTTCCAGAAATTGTTCCAGAAGCAGGCAAGGAACCAGCCTTTTTGAACCGCGCACCAGGCTTGAACTTACTGAACACTATTGGAAACGGCCCGATTCGCGGTCTTTGGGCTTTCTCCTCGGATGACGGCGTTGGCTTTGTTGTCTCTGGCACACAGCTTTACAAGATCAACAATGCTTACGTTGCCACATTAATTGGCACGGTGGCTGGCACTGGCCCTGTCAGTTTGGCTGACAACGGCACTCAGTTGTTTATTGCGGCCAATGGCCCCAGTTACATTTACAACAACACCACAAACGCCTTTGGCCAGATCACCGATCCTGATTTCCCAGGCGCGGTGACTGTCTGCTATTTGGATGGCTACTTTGTGTTCAACCAACCCAACAGCCAGTTGCTGTGGGTGACTCAGCTGCTAGACGGCACATCTATTGATCCACTCGATTTTGCCAGCACTGAAGGTTCTCCAGACGGCCTGATTGCCGTGGCGTCCAACTTCCGCGAGGTGTGGGCGTTTGGTACTAACTCAATTGAGGTCTGGTACGACTCTGGCGCAACAGACTTCCCTTTACAACGTATCCAAGGCGCGTTTAACGAATTAGGTTGTGCTGCCCCTTACTCTGTGGCCAAGATGGACAATGGCCTGTTCTGGCTTGGCCGTGACCGCCGTGGCCAAGGTATTGTCTACCGTGCCAATGGTTACACTGGCGTGCGTATTTCAACCCACGCTGTTGAATGGCAGATTCAGCAGTATGCCGACATGTCGGACGCTATTGCGTACACATATCAGCAAGACGGCCATAGCTTCTATGTACTGGTTTTCCCTAGTGCTAACACCACTTGGGTTTATGATGCGGCCACGCAAGCCTGGCATGAGCGTGCAGGCTTTGTTGATGGCGCGTTTACACGTCACCGCAGTAATTGCCAAATGTCGTTTAACAACAAGATCGTTGTTGGCGACTTTGAAAACGGCAATGTTTACTCGTTTGATTTAAATGACTTTAGCGACAACGGTAGCATCCAAAAATGGTTGCGTTCTTGGCGTGCGCTGCCTACTGGCACTAACAATTTGCACCGCACAGCCCAGCACATGATGCAACTTGATTGCGAGTCTGGCGTGGGGTTGAATGGATTGGTTGTTAATGAAACAATTTATTTGCAAACAGAAGCCGATGATTATTTAATTACTGAAAGCGGCGATTACTTAATTGCAGATCAAGAAGCTATTGCTACCCAAGGCGCTGACCCTCAAGTCATGTTGCGCTTCTCAGATGATGGCGGCCACACATGGTCAAACGAACATTGGGCATCTATGGGCAAAATTGGCCAGTATTACAAACGTGTAATCTGGCGGCGTCTTGGCATGACCACCAAGTTGCGTGACCGAGTTTATGAAATATCTGGCACTGATCCTGTGAAAATTGCAATCATGGGCGCAGAACTTATTCTGAGTCCAACGAATGCCTAGTCCTAACGCCAATCCAACGCCGATCACGCCACCACGAGTGCCGTTAATTGATCCGCGCACGGGTTTAATTGACCGTGCTTGGTATTTGTTTTTCTTGTCGTTGGTAAATATTGCAACTGCTGTTGTTGACAATACAGATGTTGGCCCAAGTCCAGAATCTTTGATTGCGTCTTATGACGCGGCCTTGCAAGCATTGGCGCAAAATGTTGATACTCAACCTGCGCCAGTTGATTTGAGTGCTGAGTTAACTAAACAAATTGAAGCAGCTGGGTTGTTTAATCAATCATCGGCGTTGCTGTCTCAAATTGCTGAAATGCAAAAGCAGATTGAGGCGTTTAATTTGTTGCCGCCACCATCACAAGGCACAGTGACCGCCGTGACGGCCACAACGCCTGTGGTATCTACTGGTGGTACTGCGCCCAACATCAGTATGCCTGCGGCCAATACAACAACTGACGGCTATCTGACATCGACTGACTGGAACACATTTAACAGCAAAGCG